TTGTTGAGTTATTTGTTCAAGCAATCTGATTAACACATCAAACTGTGATGCTTCATACTCAGGCGTTGCTTGAGGAAATCTTGTCGTGCTTATTTTAGCCATTATCTACCTCCATCTGGTTGAACATCTAATCGTAACGTACCGTATCGCCAGTCGTCTCCAGTAGCATCACTTTCAATCTTTATATTTGCTTGTCTTCCTCTTCCTCTTATATCAAACTTTTCTGTTGTTGGCACTACTGTTCTTGTAACCGTAGTAGAGTTAGTAGAATTAGGGTATGTTTTAAATTTTAAAGTAACATCCACAGATCCGGCTAAATCTTTAAAGTTTGGTATACCTCTACCTATATGTAAAAAAGGTTGTCCATCTGCAATATCAAAATCACCTGATTCAATAAAAGCATCAATAGCAGCGCTGACATTATCTGTTCCTGTTTCTTGTTGATATATATTAGAAGCTCCTGCTGTTACCCCTAAAACGACAGGTGTTGTTCCTACATTTGTTGTAGAATAAAATCCAGCATAAGGTTTTTCATACACACCATAATCAGTCCAAGATGTTCTTGCTAAACTTCCCACTGACCAACAATTTTCTAAATAATTATAAGTAACAAAACGATCTATTTGTTGTGCATTTAAACTACAATAAAACCAAGTTACTTCGTTAAACTCAGAATTTACTGCAGCATATGTTTCTGGTTGTGTTGTTATATTAAAATCTTCAAAAACATAATCTTGCACACTACAAGGCATTTTAGATATTGCACCATCAAATCTATAAAAAGAATTTTGCGACATCCAAAAAGCTGTTCCATTTACATCTACTGCACAATGTTGTGATACTGCTCCACAATTTGCACCTATTTGTGATAAATTAAAAGTAAAAGGTGCACCTACAAATTGAAGTGCGTGTAAACTTGTATCTGTCCAAACCAATACAGCGTTACGAGAACGAATAGCATCCATGATTTTAGAACCATCTTGTATTCTAAAAGAACCTGCTGTGTTTGTCGCTGTAGGTGTCCATGTGCTATAATCTTCCTGTGAAGAAAAACGTAAAAATAAGTCATCTGCTGTTGAGCTACTACCAATGGTTGTTTCTGTGCCAAATAAAAAAACATGTCTATCAGGCATAGAGATTAAATTAAAACGAGATTTACTAGGGGCATTACTAACAACCGTTGCTCTGTTACCACTTAATCCTGAAGATGTGTTCCATACATAAGTAGCACCTGCTGAAACTGTTGCTAATAAATCCTCTCCAAAGTTATCTAAAGACCAGTTACGACCGTTAATAGTAACTGTTGTTGTAGAACGAGGTGTGTTCCATGTGCTTGTATTCCATGTTCCCGTGCCCCATCCATAGCCATAAGCTGAGGCTGATAGGCCTACACTAATTTGATATGTAGCTGTTACTGTTCCTCCACCAGCTCCTGTTCCGCTGGCCGTGGTTCCTGTGTAAGTTACTTTATAACTATTAGCATCAACATATTGAGTTATTTCAAACTCCTTGTTCATATCTAAACCATTAACAACATTAGTTGCTGATCCATTGTCAAAAGTTACAAAGTCTCCAGCTTGCGCTCCGTGTGCATTATCTGTAACAGTAACAACAGAACTTCCACTTACGGTTGCAAAAGGATTACTTAATCCTGTTTCTGTTACTCTAATAGGTGTAATGTCATAAGCTGCACCTTCTGAATAAATATATAATTTTCTATCTGTTCCGATAGCCGTGTACCGTATGCCGTCAAGATCTGTCCATGCATGCATATCTCGTACAACTCCAATTAATTTATCACTAATAAGTTCTACCCATCCACCAATCTTTTCTGGTAAGCCATATCTAAAACGAACCATATCAGAATCAGTCCAACGACCTGCAGCACCGTATTCAGTATCTTGTTTATCAATGCCAGGAGCAAATGCTATTTTCGTTAAAGGCATTATGTAGTCCTCATAAATCTATAATATACTTCACCAGCACCACCAGCAGCTCCAGAAGAAGAACCAGGTTCAGTTCCACCGCCGCCACCTCCAGCTCCTCTAGTACCTGCCGTACCACCCGATGATCCATTAGGAGCACCCGCACCACCAGAAACATTTCCAGCATAAGAAGCACCACCTGTTCCTCCACCAATGGTACAGTTATCACCACCACAGTTTCCAGGATTAGTTCCCGCTACTCCTGCTCCTGCTTGATTAAAAGAACCTACAGGTCCCCCCGTAAAACCACTTGATCCTGTACTAGCTTGTGTTTTTCCGTCTGTAGTTGTAAAAGTTGTAAGTCTCGTTGCTAATGTTCCAAGAGATCCACCTGTACTTGCTGTATTAGAACGAAGAGGTCCTTGAACCCCACCTCCAGCAACAGATGCTGCTCCTCCACCATTTAAAGTAAGAAGAGCTCCTGTTGTAGACCCTGTTACTGTTGTATTTCCCCCAGCGCCAGATGAACCACTATAAGTTCCTGTCCCTGCTGTCCCTGCCGCTCCAACATTAATTGTTAAAGTTTCACCACCTGTCACTGCAAAAACAACATCCGATACATATGCGCCTGAACCTCCTGCTGGTCCGGCTGATTCACCACCAGCTTTATCATAATCTGCTCCTCNNTANCCNCCNGATCCACCACCAACAGCATATTGAAAATGTATAGCGTTAGCATTTGTTGGAACGGCTACTGATCCAGCAGAGGCTGAATAACTTGTTGTTGTAAATAAAGTATAAAACTCTTCCCATGATCCACTATTTTTTATGTAACCATTTAAAACAGTTTTATTGGTATAGGAAGTAGAATCTCTTACATAAAGCTCTGATGTTTCACGCCATGTTCCACCGTCTTTAACGTAAATTGCCATGACTTATTATGAATATTTATACCAAACGTCTCCGTCAGATCCACCAGAAGGAGAAGAGGTACTTACTGTTCGTGCTCCGTTAGCATTAGTCCCTGCTGTTGCAGATATAAAAGCTTGTACGTCACTACCAATAGCAACACCTAAATTAGTTCTTGATGTTCCTTTGTTAGCTACGTCGTTTAAATTTTCTGATTCTTGCATTACTCCAGTTATAGAGGTACCTGGAATATTATATTTAATTGATTCGTATGTAGGCATATTATTTCTCCGTTAATTTCCAACCATAAGTTGCACCTGAATACACTAATGAAAAAGCTGCTCCTTCAGTAGATACTGTTAAGTCTGATGTTTGACCATCAATTTTTAAACTGTTACGTCCTACGGTTAAACTATGTGTATCAAAAGAGTTAGCTAAGTCAACAAATCTTACCTCATCACCGACAGCAGGAGCTGCGGGTAAAGTAACAGTGAAAGCACCACCAGATGTATTAGCAAATATTTTATCACCAGGAAACGCTGTATAAGTTCCTGTTTTTGTTAACCAATCTGTTCCTGATGTTTGTAGATTATACCAATTAGTGCCATCAGTTGCTAAAAATACACTGGTGCTTGGTTGTATAACATAAGTATTACCTGATGCGCCAAGACGCATAGTGATAGTATAAGAAGCACTGTCATTACGTAAGAAAAAAGTTTTTTGTGTAGCAGCTACTTGAATGATAAAGTTTGAGCCGTGGCCCGTGAATATAATAGCAGATTGTCTGTTTTCATTATCAGCTTGCGCTGAACTAATCGTGTTAGCTACTGTTAAAACATAAGGGCTGGAAGCAGCCGATAAATTTTTGGTGTAAACACCAGCGATAGAGTATTCTAAGCCATATTGTAAATTGTTATTTGTGGTATTACCCCATGCGTTTGCTTGTTCTCCAGATCCTATAAGTTCTAGTTGTAATAGTGTTGAATAAGTTGATGTCATAATTTATCCTATGCTGCGTCTAACCACGTCATTGTAGCAGAATCATCAACATCTGTCCATGTTGTTGTAGCAGAATCATCAACTTCCGTCCATGCATAAACAGCAGAAGCGTTCGATAAAGCTAAGCTTAATCCAAAGCCTGTAACACTTACATCACCATTTAATTGAACACTTGGCGTTCCAAGATCCACAGAAATTAGGGTAAGAGGCGTTAATACTGGATTAGCATTTACAACAACACCTATGCCACTATTATTAAGGGTTGTGTTTAATCCAAATCCTGTAAGAGTAACATTAATGTTTTGAACACCTTCAACAGTTACTGTTCCGAGAGCCGTGGATATTTCTTCGCCGACAGGCTGTGGATTTGTACTACTAAAGTATGTTGGATTACCAAGCGTGGTACTTAGACCAAAGCCTGTGACACTAATATTAGGAGAGTCAACAACAATGGCTTCATTACCAAGAGCCGTGCTAAGTGCTTGACCAACAACGGTTACCTCTGCATTACCGCCTGCGGATACACCTGATCCACCAAGCGTAACAGAAGCGGATACTCCTGTAACATTAACATTAGGATTAGCAATCGCTACAACGCTTGCTGTACCGAGAGCCGAGCTTAGTGATACACCTGTAACGGCAATTTCGACATCACTTATTCCTTGCGAGGAAAAAGCTGCCTCAGCGAATGAAGAGGCTGCGAAGGTCATTAGAGTTTATCCCACTCCGCCTTGACGGTTGCATAGCTTATTTCTGAATGAGGGCAAGTGTTAGTTGTTATAGCGATCCCATTACTATCTGCTCCAGTAACCCATTCAATTTTATTATATAAATCTTCTGTTAATGATGTACTGTCAGTATCA